CTAATTCATCAATTACACTTGCCATATATTTGTTCTATATTTGTTTTCTTAACTTTTGTCAACATTTAACTTGACTTACGTTAATATATCATTTAACTGTAGTTAATCAATAGTAAATTAGTGAAAAAAGGAAAATATATATGACAAGCATAATAGCAAATGGCAATGAAACACCACGGTTTCCAACTGTATCTGCAGGTGTACATATGGCCAGATGTATTAAGGTTATAGATCTTGGTACACAAAAAAATGATTATCAAGGACAGGTAAGTTGGAAAAGAACTGTACTAATAATTTGGGAAACCCCAGAAGAATTAGATGGCGAGGGAAGACCAATGACAATTAGTAAGTTTTATAATTTATCATTACACGAAAAATCTACCTTTAGCCGTGATCTAACTTCTTGGCGTGGTAGGCCTTTTACTGAAACAGAAAAGAAAGCATTTGATGTTAGTAAATTAGTTGGTGTAGCGTGTAATCTAAATGTAATAGAACAAAATGGTAAAGCAAGAATATCATCTGTAATGCCTTTATCTAAAAAAGATAAAATACCAGAACAGGTAAACCCAAGTTTGATATTTAGTTTACAAGATTTTCAACAAGGTAAAAAGGAAGTCTTTAATCAGTTATCAGAAGGTATAAGAAATATGATATTGAGATCCAAAGAATTAGAAGATATGAACCAAGATCTAGGTGATGGTAATAATGGTTCTAATCTTAATGTTGGTGATCAAGCAATACCGTTCTAATGGAAATCACAAACTTATCTAATCTTCCTAAAGCGATTGAACGGGCAGTAAAGAACGATCCTTACGATAGTAGTGGATCTAATATCTCTACTACTCGTTTAATTGCACCACCTAGAATTAGGGTATTAGAACAAAGAAACTATGATCTAATTAAAGAGGATGTATCTGACCGTATATTCTCTTTACTGGGTCAATCCGTACATCATATTATCGAACGTGCTAAACTAAAGGTAGATATATCTGAACGTAGATTATTCTATAAGAATGATAATATTACTAATGGTTGGACATTAAGTGGTCAATTTGATTATCTAACTCGTGATGGTAATCTTGTTGATTTTAAAGTTACATCTGCTTGGGCGGCGCTTGATGCTTTAACCAATGGTAAGGATGAATGGGAAAATCAATTAAACGTATTAGATTTTTTATGTCGTAAAAATCAAAAAGATTTAGTTAGATACAAAAAACAAATCAAAGTTAAATCATTATCTATTATGGCAATCTTGCGTGATTGGTCTAAGATGAAAGTTATGCAATCAGATAACTATCCACGTAAACAAGTTGTAATGATACCGATACGTAGATGGTCAGAAGAAGAACAAGAAATATATGTCAAGACACGTATTAAATTACACCAAGACGCTGAACAATCTACACAACTTCCTTTGTGTACTGCTAAAGAAAGATGGCGTAAAGAAAATAGTTATGCAGTTATGAAAGACGGCAGAAAAACTGCTTGGCGTGTATTTGAAACTAGAGAACAAGCTGTACAATTCCTTGTTAGCCAAAAACTAATTGAAGGTAAAGGATGTAATATTGTTTTTAGACAAGGTGAAGATATTAGATGTCAACATTATTGTCGTGTCAATGAATTCTGTAATCATTTTATGAATGTAAAATTTTAATGACAAAAAAAGCTAAAATAATAAGACCGTTTATTGTAACTAAAGACCCTTTAATACAAGGGTTATTTGAAAAGTTTAATAAACGGTCTGATCTAGGGATTACAAAATATAAAGTTACAATGGTTCAAGCTACAAAACCAATTCCAAAGTGGATTGAAGACGCACAAGAAGAATTATGGGATGGTATTGTTTATTTAGAAAAAATAAAATCTCTCTTAACAAAACTCAATTAAATTAATTTATTTCTATTCATTCTCATACGTGGTAAAATGTTCTTTATGAACATAAACGAAGGCACATTACAGGAGGATGGGTATAATGAACAATACGCAGAAGAACAATTTATCAGATCGTGTGCTTATAAAGGTTTATCGTGTGATTGGGAAATATGCGAGTATTATCAATCAATGGGCTTGGCAAAAACAAGTTCACATTCAATATTACAAATACAGGGAAACCAATGATTAAATTTGCATTAGTTTTACAAATATGTCACGCCGCATTTAACGTATGTTTACCCCCTGTATCTGACACTAATTTTATATATAATTCTTACAAAGAATGTGCTATAAATGGTTATTCAAAAGGGTATGATTTTATGAATGAATTAGATAATGATATTATAACTGAGGCAAAAACTTTTGTAAGGTTTTGGTGCGAGGAAAAAGAGTATGTCCAAAGCTAAACGATTAAAAAAAGTATCATCTAAACAAATATCTCATAACGTGATATCATATAAATTAGACGAAATTAAAGATATCGTTAATAAAAATTCAAAAGACATTGAAGAATTAAAACATCAAGTAGCAATGGGTAAAGGTGGAGTAAAAGCTATATTCGTAATAGGTGCTATTGTTGCTATGATATTAGGAGTAGGAAAATTTTTTAAATTCTGGGGGTAAATTATGTGGTTCAATTTACTAGGAATGGCAATCAAAACAGGTGCGGAGGTATATGCTAACAATCAAAGAACGAAAAAAGCTATCTCGGATGCAAAATTACAAACTGCAATACGTATGGCTAAAGGCGAAATTGAGTATCAAGGTGCTATTCTTGAAAATCAAAAGTCTGATTGGAAAGACGAATTCGTCCTACTAACAATTTCAAGCCCATTATTTTTATTGGCATACAGCGTATTTGCTGACGATCCAGAAATGGAAAGAAAGCTAGATATGTATTTTGAAAAATTACAGGATATGCCTTGGTGGCTGATTGGTTTATGGGTTTCTGTAGTAGCCGCAATTTATGGTTTAAAAGCTACAGATATTATCAATGTAAATAAAGGAAAATAATATGGCAAGTAAATATCATACAACAAAAGACGGTAAGAAAGCACGTAAAGGCCTTTATTACTATATGAATAGAGCCAAGAAACAAGGTACTTCTAACCCTAAATCTAAATCAACTGTAGATCCTAAACAATACGCTAAAGCTAAAAAAGGATTTCCTAAATTTGGTACTGCATAATGTATCAAGAATTAAAAGAACGTATTAAAGAACACGAAGGTTATAGAAACACAATCTATAAAGATAGTCTTGGTTTTGCCACAATCGGATATGGCCATTTAGTTACTCCAGAAGATCATTATAAAGAAGGTATTGAATACTCTAAACAAGAATTAGATGCACAGTTTGAAGTAGATTTTCAAACAGCTAAACTTAATGCAGAAAAATTAATTGATGACAACAATGTGACTGAATTATTTTTTACTGCTAAATGTGTCTTAATTGAGATGGTGTTTCAATTAGGTATTGGTGGTGTATCTAAATTCAAAAAAATGTGGTTTGCATTACAGCAACAAGATTACAATGAAGCGTCTGTTCAAATGTTAGATAGTCGTTGGGCAAAACAAACTCCATCACGTGCAATTCAATTAGCGCAAACAATGAAAAGTTGCAAAGTGTAACAAATTCTTGTATAAATTGTATGTGCTTATATTTGAAGAAATAATAATAAATTACGAGAACAAAACAGAAACTCCTGTAATCAAGGATGTTCATATTGAAAATGGGATCGTAACTTACATAGATCCAAAAGATAAAATAAAAAACCTAGAGGAATATATAGACGGTTCACCCGCTATTAATTATGACCCACAAAAGAATATTAGTTATTAGTGATCTGCATATACCATATCATCATAAAGACGCTTTTGCGTTTTTACGAGAGATTAAAAAAGAATATAACCCAGACTTCGTGGTTAATATTGGTGATCTACTTGATTTCCACGCTATATCTATGCATTCTCACGATCCAGACTTATATTCTGCTGGTGACGAATTAAGAGTAGCACGTAAATACATAAGAGAATTAGAAAGCATTTATCCTAAAATGATTGAGGTAGAAAGCAATCATAGTAGCTTAGTATATAGACGAGCATTAAAGTACGGTATGTCTAAAGAATTTTTAAAAGATTATGGTGAGTTTCTTGGTACTAAAAAATGGGAATGGATTGATGATTTAACATTAACAATGTCTAATGGACAAAGATGTTTCTTTACTCACGGTAGATCAGCAGACGTATTAAAAGTATCTCAGACAATGGGTATGTCTTGTGTACAAGGCCATTACCATACTAAGTTTCTTATATCTTGGTGGGCTAATCCAGATAATTTATTTTTTGGTATGAATGTAGGATGTCTTATAAATCAAAAATCTCTTGCTTTTCATTACGCAAAAAATTTTAAAACTAGATTTATACTAGGATGCGGTATAATAATAGATGGCATACCTAGATTGTTACCTCTAGTATTAAATGAAAAAGGTAATTGGATTAAGAAATTAGTTTAGTCTTCTTTTTTAT